CTATCTTGCTTGTATATTGATTGCCAAGTTGATATAATAACAGGACAATCACTTAGCATATCCTTACCAGCATATATTCTATGAGCAATGTTTTCGACATCCCAACCATAATCCACAAAATCCTTATACATCTGTTCTACCAGAGAGGTAGTAGGAACAACTATTAGTATCTTTCTACCTTGTTCCTGATGATATCTAGTGACAGCATATATCATCAGAGATTTACCACTACCAGTTGGTGATATTATAAGTCTTCTATTACGTTTCAGGGCATCGTAGACACCTTCTATCTGATACCCTCTAGGTTTATACTTAGATATTGCTGTTACGTAATCTTTAACACCTTCTTCAGATACCTTATCGTTCTCTTCGTATGGTAATCCAAAATACTTAGTGTCTAAAAATTCAAATTTATAATCATACCTCTTACAGAAAGAAGTTACCTTATCAAGTAACCCAACATATATTTCATTCTTTTGTAAATTATATAATCTTATCTTACCATCCCAGTACTTGCTTCTGTACTGTGGCATAAACTTTGCACCAGGTACATCAAAAGTAAATTCATCTTGTAACTCATGCCTTATATGAGGATCGCATTCTATCTGAAGATATACTTCATTCTTCTTTTTTATAACAAGATCAGCCATAGCCTGAGGAGAACCTACGCCATTCAATAGCATTCTTTATTTGATAGGTTCTATTAGAAACTTGTCTTAGTATCTCTTCAAGATACTTGAGCATAGCATCGTAGTATTCTAACTTGAGTTTAGTCTTACTCAATTTTTCATCAGAGTCAAGATACAACTTTAAGTCATCCTTGTCTCTAACTTTATATGGAAATGGTTCTTCTGCATATATGTCTGCAGTAGCCTTCCCAGTGTAATACTTTCTACGATCTAATAGAATAGAAGAATACTGTTGCTCATCACGTTTCCGCATAAGCAGTATCGTATTATATAGGTCGTAATATTTGGCATGTAGTTGTGGTATACGTAAGGATTCGTTATCAAGTTCATCTTGATTCATTACCGAATCTTTACCCCACATGTCTTGTATAGCTTCAATAGTACATGGATTAGATTTCATTGTGGTCTACCCAATATTTTGTCACCAGACCTAACAGTCTCATGACCAGTCACATAGTTTAGGAACGTACCTAGTATATACTTTGCATACCCATTTGTACACTCACTACCTTTATGAAGATAACTCCAAGTGCATGGAAACAATAGTATACTGCCTTTTGATGGTTTGAACTTCTGATCAAACATTGGAAACAAAGTATGACCACCATCAAAATCATCATTCAAATAGCATATAATAGAAAAGAATCTTTTTGCAGAATCTTTATTAATTACATCAGAATGAAAGTCATGCTGTTGATTACTATCACATAAGTATCTTTTGATTCTTAGATTTTCAAATGCATATTTTTCAGGCCACTGTGTATGATGCATATCTACATCTATCTTATACTGTGATAGTGTAGATTGTATACCTTTTATTACTAACTTGAATGGTTCCTTGAATTCTTTATGCTGCATGATGTCAAGTCTTTGACAATCACATGCACCACAAGTTTTTACACCCTTATCAGTATAACATAGACTTAATTTTTTTAGAAGATCTGACTGTTCTTTCCAAAGTCTTTCGTATGTGTTCACTAACGTGTCACATAGTTTACTGTCAAAGACATTCTTATATTCTCTGACGTAAATTGATTCTCCTTTATACTTCTTTTCCATCAATGTCAATCACATCAAACATAGTATACTTGAAAGTTGCAGCAGCTGTGTAAAATTCTTGACTTTCCTTAGTATTATCAAAAGGTATTCCACTCAAAGAAACTGGGAATAAATCTCTAAACTTTACTTTTACTGTAGGGTTGAAAGAATTGCTTAGTATCAATAGTGTTCCGTCTGATCTATCAGTAGCAGGATCACCAACGTCTGCTGCTGTTCCTATAGTTTCTAATTCTGGTAAAAGTCTTTCTTTATCACCTAGTCTAGAATACTGTGCCATCTCTTCTGGATATCCTAATGAAGTCATCCAACGATAAAGTTGCAAGTAATTCTCCATGTTCTCATCGACCATGAATGCAATACGCAAATCATCGTATGCCAACTTATCACCAGGAACAGGAATGTTTCTTAGGTAGGTTGGTTGTACAGCATGACCTAAAGTAATCTCTGGTAAGTTAGCACTATTGCAATAAAAATCTACCTTAGGACAACGTTCTAAAGCAAACTTAAATCCTACAACAGAAAGAAAGTTACGGTTAGTAACTTCCTTCCACTTACTTGGGTGCAACGACTTTCGTGTTGGCATTACATGATTACTTTTTTATATTTATGCCCAATACTCATCAAGAGTATCCATTGCTTTGTTCATATATTTTTTAGCACCAATACATTCCCATTCTCCCATCTCACCTATTTCACATTTATAATCCAATTCTCTTTTAAGTTGAAATAACTTATTTGTCATATCAACTTTTGAAAGTCTGCCATTCATTGTTCTTTAGGTTACCTTCGTATAGTAGTTAGGTAATTCAGAACCTGTTCTCGCACTTCCATGAGCTCATGATAACATTTCTGGTTGTGAGCACAACTCCTAAGTCTAGGATCTGGTTTATGAACGCTCTCAGTAAAAATAGTAAGAGCATCATTCCACTTCTGATCTTTATCCATTGACAATTTCAAAATTTCCTGTTACTATATACTCATTATAACATGTCTATACCGCTAACGCACCTTAGACAAACAATCGCTAACGCAACAATGATTACTATCAAAAAACAGGACATAGTAGGTCCTAATAAACTACCAGGCTTTAACGGAGTAGGAGAGATAAATTTAGAAAACTTCATAGGTATGGAGATAGAGATACCACAAGGATATGAGTTTGAATCTTTAGGTTCTCTTGATTTAGATACTGAAGTAAATGAACTAGATGATATGTGGTCGAATGCTGGTGTAAGAGATGAAGGTAACACTGAAGATAGAATCCAAGCATTACAAAATGGGTTTTTGGTAAAAGGATATCTAGTAAAACACACACCAGGTATGGGATCTAAAGAAGGTCCAGTAGAAGGTAGAGGTAGATCTCTAGCATCAAAACGAAATGGTGAGAAAAAATTACCTTGGATCAATCTTACAAAAATAGAAGATGGTGAAACATCTAGAGTTAGTGGAGGTGTTGAAGAAAACTTAAAGCACGATCCTGCTACTAAAGGAACTAGAGAAGATGTTATAACTGCTGGTTTGTACCTAATAGGTAAAGGAGAATTAGAACCAAATGAAGTTGATATAAGAGACTGGTTAAAAGATAGAATACATATTCACAAATACTTTATTCAGGCAAATGTTACTATTATTGTAAATGATATAATTAGGAGACATGCTGAAGGTGATAATGTAGTTCTTATCAAAGAAAGAAAACCTTGGATGGAAGTCTTAGATAAAGAATTCCATATTCCAGTTGACAACAAAACAACTTTCCTATTTTCCATGGATTCCCACACATATTCATGTCGTTGTTTTTGTGAAGCAGTATTAGAGTATGGGACAAAAGCTCCAGTAGATATTATACTTTATACAAAAAAGAAATTACCATCAGAAGCAAGAAAGAATCTTGAGATTTTTATAAGAGATCTTGAAAAATATACTAGACTTACATACAAAGCAATTGGTAATAAAAGAGGTATGAAATTTGAAAATGTTGATATAAAGGAGCATTATAAAATTAGGGGTTGTATACCACAGTTTATTGAGGATCATAAAGATGAATGGAACTCAAAAGAATTAGTTGATATAGATTCTTACTAAGCATAAAAAAAGAGGATCCCGAAGGATCCTCTTGAAAAAATATAAGCGTCTTGCTTACATAAGGTTGGTAACCTTAACTCTTCTGTAGTATCTGTTGCTGTTAGCAGTGATACGTCCAAGTCCCTGAGTTGTACCTTCAGCGAATGGGTTGGCAACCATACCATATCTGGTCTTGAAGCCAATTTTTGGTTGGAATGTGTCCTGACCAACTGCACGAACCATCTGTAGTGGAACGTAAGGGCAGTAGAATATTCCAGCATCATAAGGAGATGAACCCTTATAACCCATAACGTAGTACTGGTTAGCGTCTAGGTTAGCAGCGAATGGATCGATGTAAACCTTATAGCGTCCGTTAAGTGTACCAGCGAATGTATTACCTGTGTCATCAACATTCAAGTTGCTGTTGAGTGCAGGTGTATAATCTAGTTGTCCAGCAGCAGTAAGTGCAGAAGCAACGTCAGCAGAGCAAAGGATGATGTTACCCTTTCCACGACGAGTTCTTTGTGCGATTGCGTTAGCATCACGCTCTAGTTGGAAGATCATACCTTTGAACTTCTCAACCATCCAACGACCATTACTGTCGGTGTCTAAGTCAAACGCACCTGTTGTAGCAGTGTTTGTTTGAGCACCTGGTTCAGCAACTTTGTAGATTGTACGAACGATCTCTCTGTTGATTTCCGCAAGGATCTCAGTAGAAAGAATGTTTGCTAACTCAGCTTCTGCGTCTAGACCATGAATTGCCTTCAAGTCTTGAGCAAGTTCTAGTGAGTACTCAGCTTTCAACGCACGAGACTTAGCAGTAACGCTAACTTTCTCGATGGAGAATGCCATCTCACGGAAGTCGTTAGTAGAAGTATTATCTCCTAACTTTTCCAAATCTTGTGTCTTGAAACCTTGTCCAAGTGAGAATGCATTGTCAGAACCACCGTTCAAGATTGATGGGTTAGTACCACCTTGAGCAGTTGTACCAAAACCAACGTCTGTACCACC